ATCCCGCTTGCACCGCAAAAATACGACAAACCCTCCGGTTCTAGTCGTCGGACCGAAACCGACCATTGACCCAGAAACTCACGCTTGACTGTCCGGTCAACCACCATGACTATTGGTTGATTTACCGTGGTATCAAAAACCCGAATAGACCGGACCTCTAGCCAAGCAGTAGGCGGCCAGAACACCACACCAATGACCACAGCCAGGATGATCAGCCCGGCGATGACCAGGCTTAGGTAGTTCAGTTTTGTTTTTAGCATCAGGCCCCCATGAGCACAGAAACTAAATAAGCTAACCACCCGGCCAGCGCCCCACCAACGGCCATTAGCGCGCCGGCTATGGACTGGGCCCGCAAGTTAGACCAGAACCTACGGCGTTCGATCCGCCTCTCTATGATCTCGATGTGATCGGATCTGTGAGCATTGTAATCAGCTCCCACGAAGGCAGAATCCACCAGAGCCGCCAGTTTGTACATATCCTGCCGGAGCACATCCATCTCGCTGAACATGCGAGTAACGAGCTGGCCCATAGATTCCCGATCCCCCATGACTCGGGTCCTGTCGCCAGGGGCGCCGCGTATGGTTGACGGTGGACCTTCCTCTTTATCTATTTCCATCTTACATCCCCTGTCGCCATAACCAGCGATCAAAAGCCTTGTCAGTGCTCCGCATCTGATCCCAGTCAGAGTCAGAGGTCGTTCCGGATTTCCAGTCTCTCAACCGGCCTCGATATTCCTCCTCGTTTAGACCGCTGGCAAGCTGATCAGGAGTCAGTTCAATGGTATCCACGTGGCTGGGTTTTTGTCCGGATTTTTTCATACCTTGTCCATCTCAGTTGGGAATCCACTGGAGCCGGTTACCGCCATAGGCCTCACTAGGAAGAGTCGTCGAGGTCGTCCAAGTCGTTAGATCCTCCGACCGATAGTGCGTACCCAAGGCTCCGCTTTTGATGGCTATGTATTGAGTCCCGTCGTACCCCAACGAAACGCATTCGTTGGGCAGGGTCGCTTCCTGGGTCCAAGGGTTCAAACCATCTGGGGATGTGAGCGTGTAGCTGGAGGACCCAGTTCTAACAAGCAAGACGAACTGCGAACCATCCCATAGCAGGTCAGATGGGTAGCTGGTTCCAGAGTCGATAAAGGTCGTTGTAACAAGGGTCCAAGAGGTCCCGTTGGTTGAGTGAATGTAGACAAGATAGTTGGTGCTGTTGTTTCTGCCCCACCTCACCATCCGGGTTCCACTCCAAGCAAGCCGAGATCCCACGTCCCAATAAAGATTAACGGCCCCGGCCGTTCGCAGGGTCCAGGTAACCCCCGTCGGACTCGTCATGACTAGATTCGTGGCGCTGTTGCAGGAGGCGACGAAAAGGGATAATTCAGGGACCCAGATAACAGTCGACCAATTCCGGATTCCACCTACCTGATTCGACGAAAAGGACCAAGCGGTCCCGTTCGCACTATAAATCATGCTGTACCCGATATCCTGCTCACCCACCGCGACGACATTGGTCCCATTAGAGGCCAACGAGCTCCACCCGTATCCAACGTCCTCGTAAGGGGTGGTTCTATTTGTCCAGGTGGCCCCATGGTCACTAGAGGTGATGACATCATCGACGTCCCCGTACTGGTTGGCCGTGACCCATAACCCAGCATGAACGGCGATGTTCGCTTTCACGTTGGTAGAGGCCCAGTATCCGGACAGGTCTATGTTGGACCAAGTAGCCAGGTTGTCATCGGAGATAATGAAGCGGGAATCGCTATCGGCCGTCAGGACCCAACGCCCAGCGGGAGGTGGGGGTGGAGGACCGCCGGCAAACCGGAAGGAATTAAGAAGTAGCATTCTATGCTCTCCTGCCAATTAGATACACCTTCAACCCAGTAGCGGTTCCATCCCCCACCTGAAACACATCGATGGTGATCTCGGCATCATCGGCCAGGGAAGAAGGCGAGTCCCCGATCACCGCAGGAGCTGCCGCCGTGACTGAGGTCTTCTCGGTGTTGTCAATTGTCAATTTCGTGGACAGTATGCTGACCCCGGTTTCTTTGATGTCGACCGTAAAAATACTCCCGCTAGCTTGGGCCACCGTCAAGCTACATCGCACCGATGTCAGAGAAAAGGCGTAGGGCATACGGAACGTAACCTTGGCTGTTCCGGTCGTGATAGCGGAGGTCTCGTCAGAGATGGCGATCGCTAGGGCATGGGTCGAGTCAAACCCGGAGGCGTCGGCCTGGCCATGAATGCCTCCATAACCGGCCCTGTGATCCTCAATTGATGTCGCCACCACGGTATCCGTGATGACCTTATAAACGCGGCCGTAATCGGCTAGATTGTTCCAGTTGGTTGTGCCGGTGGAGACTGATGCGACTCCGGTAGCTCTGGCAACCACAACGTAATTTGAAGTCGAACCAGTCAGAGCCAAAGTCCCTGCAGATATCAGAGTCCCGCCCCAGCGGCCGCCCCAGTAACCCCAGGTCAGGCCTGACGCTGTCGTGGGATTCTTTGCGAAGACCTCTTGATGCGCCAGGCCTTCAAAGTTTTCATTGACCGGAACCTCGGGGCTGGCCATCTGATCAATCCAGTTTTGCATATGCTTTCCCTAGAGTGTTGCCTGCCGGACGTAGCCCCGGCCAACTGTGGATGAAATTTGGTAGGCTCGAAGATACAGCTCCCCCTGATTTGGTGGGCTGTCAGGGAAGTCAACCGTCTGTTGAGCCAGAGTATAGATTATGGTCTCCGTCTCAGTTAGGATGAGCGTCCGCACAACGGTCGTAAATCCGGAGTCCGAAAACACATCGATCTCCATGTTGAGTCCCACCTCTCCTACCAGCCCGCCCTGGGTACCATCACCACCGAAACGAGTTGTCAGCCTAGACCGGCGGAGCAGAGTCAAGACAGTGTCATCCGTATCCCGGTTAGCCCGCACTTGGGCTGGGCTCAAGGGGATCAGGTTGACGCCCTGAGGCGTAAACTCATCCGAGGTAACGGCGCTCAGTCTCTGGCCCCCACTTACCCCTTTGTAGTATCGGTCTCGATTCAAGTCTCCGATATCCATCGGGATAAAACGCATTCCGATGGTGGTCAGCAGGACGAACCGCTCCGAGGGTGCGTGCCCCGTCATCGCCCAGTCAGACCCCTTGCGCCCGCGAAGAAATCCGGTTAATCGGTATACCCCGGAACTGATCAAGGTGGCCGTCCGGAACTGAACCAGCTCCGAGCCGATCATTGCGGCGTTGACCTCTGGGCTGTTGAGAATATCCGTGCGGGTCGAACTGGAGAGCTGACCAAGTCCCACATTTACGATGACAGTACTAAGCTCATCAAAAACAGAGAACCCAGTCCAGTCACCAAGAGCTGCGTAGGCAGTTCCGAATACGGCCTCATCAACAAAAGACTCGATCAGGACATAGGTCACATCGTCCCGGCTGACATAGACCTCTGCGCTAAACCACCTGTCGCTAGAGCCTTTGACTGCCAGATAATGCCCCGGCTGATTGTCGGCGTCCCTGAGCAATGGGGCGTCCAGCAAGGCCAGAAAGGTGTCAGGAAGCGCCGTGACGACTGTCTGCTCTGGGACTCCACCAACGGTAAGTCCTAATTGCGAGAAGACCGATGCGTCGTCGCCCACGGTTTCCAGCTCGATCAAGACCAAGTCAGTGTCAGTCTTTTTTACGATCCTCTGCCGATATCTGGAGCCGTCCTCATCCACCAAGATGATGGCGTCGGTGCTCTCCAGGTCTGCGTACTTTGCGTTCAGCCGAACGCGTGATGTCAGGAGGCCCACATAAAGATCGGCCAGCCGAGCGTCCGCAATTTTCTTGGCCTCGGACGCAGTGAACCCGAGTGGAAGTTGAATAACGGAGCTGTTGATCTGGCTCGTGAATACCCGGTCACTCTGCTGCGTGTCGGTCTGAAAATCCGCATCGATGTTCGAGTAGGTCAAGAAAATCTGTGCTGGTAGCTCCAGCTCGTTAGCCAGCTCCAAGGGTAGACGATCCGAAAAGGAACCACCCTCCTCCACCCACCCCAGGTCTTCGAACGGAATAGTGGCCGCGCTGGCCCTGGCCCTGGGTCGGAAGTAATTGGCATTGGACAAACAGACATCGAAGAAGTAGCTTCCCATCAAGATGTCCAAGACCGAACGGACCGTCGATACCTGGCTGATAAGCATCGAGTGCACAGGGGTCGGAATGGACCCTAACGCGGTCGCATCGGTCTTGCCCGAGGGGATGCCGGCCCGATCGCCACAAAGTCGTTCTACGACCGCCTGAATGGTCGGCTCCACGGCTTGGTAAGTTGGCCCAGAGTTGAAGTTGTAAAGCGCAAGAGTTTTGGAGTCCCGTACAAAGGCAGCGGTCGGTAGTGAGTACTCGGCCTCCAGCAAATGCCGACCCAGCCTGACGCGCACAGAATCAAACCTTGCACCCGTGGTGTTCAAAAAAGAGCTACCAACGAACAGTGAAACCTTCGGATCAGTTCCCATGGCAGCCAGGAATAGGGCCTCCCCCTTCTCCATGGTTGTGCGACTGGGTTCATAGTAATCGTAACCCCCCTCGGTATAGGCTATGGAGTCATTGTGGTGCTTGCCGCCGGCTCCAAAGGCATCCAAGAACTTGTGCTTGTGGACGACGGAATTGACCCGCGTATAAAACTGGCTGTCATAGCGAAAAACGGCTACATGGGCCCAGGTGTTCAGCGGGACCACCTCTGGGTTCCTAGTGGTGTGGTTGATTCCGCTAATAGCGTCTCCGTAAAAGCTAAGACCTGTGGGAGTTGGGTAGTTAGAATCGACCACATCAGGGAAGCTTACATTAACGCCGGCGCGGTACCAAAAATTGGGTACGCTCGTATAGACCTTCGGATAGACCTTCCCGTTGCTGTCCACAAAAAGTGCAATGTGGGATTGGTCAGCATGAACTCCGGAAACATCTTCATTCCACAGCTTGAAAAGCAAGCTTTGATGAGAGTAGTTCGTCAGGTAAACCCAGCCCTCGATCACTACATCCTGCTGGCCTGGGTATTGGTAACGCATTCGGGTTAGCGTGTCAGCCGCGTAGTTGCTGCTGGCATCTTTAGTGTCCATGACCATGCGTCCGATGGCCAAAGAGGAAGAACCCCATTTTTTAATGGAGGTGTCGTACCACTGCGCGGTCGCCTTGTTGTCGTCATAGACCGGGAAGGTCGCGTGGGTTTGGCTAACCTCCTCGTACACGACCCCATCAGTATCAACGCCTGTGGTGATCTCCCGAGCGATCAAGAAAGTCAGATTTGGGATGTTCCCGCTTTGCCCGATCTGAAGGCCCTTGATAAAAACGGTTCCGCGGCCCCGGAAAGCCAGGGCATTTGCTACTCCTACCGCAGCTTCATAGTCCGGGTCTGGCTCCTGGGAGACCACCCCAGAATAAACAGTCATCCGATCCCACGGAGGAGCCGTTTGCGAGGCTAGCAGGGAGGCGGTTTCTATACCTGACTGGGTGGCATAGATCAGGTCCCCATTACTAAAGACTTTCAGAGCGACCGGGGCAATTTCGCAATCACTCAATAGGAGCATCAGATCAACCGCGTAGCTCCAAGTCGTGACCTTTTGGCCACCCCCGCCTTTCCCTCCCTGGCGCGTTGTGGTTTTGGTTCCCCTTTTTTCGCTAGCCCAGATGATCTGTCCGGCCACGCGAACTGCTCCCTCAAAATAAGGGATCACTGAGCCGTAGGAACTCCCGGTCACCGACAGGTCACTGAGCCTGGGGCCTTGGACTTTCTGAGCTGGTGTAAGCATGCCCCCTAGTAACCCACCGACCGTCCATCCGATCTGCGCCCCAGTCATGCCAAACGCTACGATGCCGGCCCCCGACAAACTCCCGACTGCTGCCCCCGCCGCGGCTAGTATTAGCTGGGCCATTATGGTACCACTTTCTTGAAGTCAAACAGACCAGCGATCCGGAAATCCTGAGACTGAACCAGCCTATGCTCGACTACCCGAGGAGGGGTTGCCCGGTCACTCGCGTGGATGATGCCAATACCTGCTCCCCGGTAGTCACAGAGAATTCCGGCATGGTGCGGATGTCGATCTGTGACCAGCATCACTACCATTCCTGGGGCCAGGGGTGTTTCCTCGGGCAGCTCGTCCAGGTAAAACCTTGCCAGCCGCATCAAGGTTCTGCCGTCTGCGTTTCTGGCGTACCCGGTGTAGTCGAAGCTGGAGTCAACGAGACCCAAGGTCTTGCCCACCCCGATCAAGAGTCCCACGCAGTCGACCGCAACACCCTTCATTCGCTGTTGATGTTGGTATGGGGTTCCCACCCATTGCCGGGCCTCTGCTACGGCTTCGGTTCGGTAGCTCATGGTGAAGACATCATCTTATCGACGCCAGGAACATCCGGTTCTGCCTGCATATTCAACACGTTGTCGAATTTGTCCCTGCAGTCCTCCTCACGTCTGTGACGACAACCAGCGATCGCCCGGAAGGTATCCCCCACCTCGACCGCAAAGTAGGTCGGCAAGAGCAGGGTAATTTGGGAACTTTCAAAAATCTTTACCACGTGTTCAAGTCCGGCGTTTGCTCCCGTCAGCCACTTCAGCTCTCCATTGCCAAAGTAATCGGAGGCTTGGACGAGCCCGGTGGCAGCAAATACTTGGTTACTAGTGACCCCGGTCACAGTCTCGGTGAAGGTAAAAGCCGCCAGATCCTTCCTGCACTTGCCGTCACCGAGCCTGGCTCGGCAGGTCTTGCTGGTCACGGACCCGATGGTCTGCTGAAAATATTGCTGCAGGCCGCGCAGCTCGGCCGTCACCACCCCTTCCCTGATCCTGACCCCACCGATGTACCCGGTGATCTTCTCATCAACCCCGTCCCCTGGGGATCGCCAGTTGTAGACCGAGACAGTGAACTCGGCATTGATCCAAAGTCCAGCAATGATCTCACCGGCAACGAAGACGGAGCCATCGTCAAGAGTGGTCAGTTCCATATTGTCCACCGACAGCCCACTCGAAGTAATGAGGCTGGAGGCTTGGAGTCCTTGAGTGCCGTCGTATCGGACTCCATCAATGACAACGTCATCCGAGGCCGAGGTAAACCCGTATATGGCCCCATCCTTACGAACCATCTTGAGCAGGGCCGCAAGGCTGGTGGTCCCGAGCTGGTAATGCGCGAGCAAATCAATGGGAATGGTCTTGCTCACTCGGGGACCTCCTCCAGAACTATCGAGGGCCCGGTCAAGAGTCGGCCGCTCTCCTCCCCGGCCGGCCTCCGTAGGGTCCAGTCAATCGCGTCGTTCGCAAAGTGGACGGGAACGTAAAACCCACCGGTCCAGGTAAGCGCATCCGAGGTCTGGGGAAATTTACTCGCGGTTCCCCCAGTCCCAACCAGCCCCGTAGTAACGGTGCTCAGAACTATAGTGGTGGCCCCTATCGAGTCCACCACGTGACTGAGGGAGTTCAGGGAGGCGGCAGCTGTACCCGAGATCCCAGACAGGTAAACCCGTTGGCCGATCGCCACGGCCGCTACCATCCCGGTACCGTTGGCAAAGGTCAGGGTGGTGGTGGCCCCGACGGTAATGGAAACAAGCGCCTGAGCGACATCTGCCCCGAAAGTGATAGTCCCCCCGTTTACGTAATCAATGGCGATCTCTCCGGCCCCCGCCCCTACCACGAGTGGGGTTCCATTGCGGTAACCAGTAACCGGGGCCTTCGGGCGGCTGATCCTTCGGTCGTGGTTGTAGGCTGGGGCATTCAAAGCCGCGTACCGTTTCTTCATCCGGTGGACCGGCATTCCGTAGCCCAGCCCGACGGTTCCTAGTTCCGCGGTCCCATAGGCAACCAGGAATCCTGCGCCAGGGCCCGTAATCGAGTCTTTGGGGTCCTCCAACAGGAACCCCGACGCCCCGGCGTCGGTTACCTCGAAAAGAGCCTCTAGGGCGTTCCAGACAGCGGGAGCCATCGGGACCGATCCGAACTCGTACTCCCGGTAGCTGCGGGCTTGAACAATGTTGACCCCGATCTGGCCATTAGGGGACCGGGTCCTAAGGTTGGCCCGCGTTGACTTCCCCCGAAGTCCGGAGGCCAGAGCCTTGGACTTCGGAAAGATCACATCATCCAAAATAGTAAGGGTGCCCATAATTAGTTGTCCCTGGCATCAGCCACCCGGAGCTGCTGGGCGACCTGGGCGGCGAACTGGTTACCGGCCTGGCGGCTCATCCCGGACGGCGGGTTGATGATGACGTGGTAAGTTTTGCTGGTCCCACCCAACGCATGGTTGGGAATGATTGTTCCAGATTGGTCGGGGACGAAAAGCTCCCGGCCCCGTTCCCCCACCTCGTAGGGCATGCTGGGGATAACGCGTCCCCCTACGGCCTTCGGGAAAGCCGCCGCGAGCCCCAGACCGGAACCCCCACCCCCACCCCCGAAAAGACCTGAGAACACTTTGCTGAAGAATCCACCACCAGAACCCCCAGTGGTCAAACCGTTGATCTGGCCAGAAAGGAAATTTCCAAAGGGCTTTACGAATGCTTCCTTCGTAACCATGTCCAACAACTGGCGCTCAATATCCCTCAAAACCTCTTTGAAGTTCTTGCCCTGGGTGATGGCGCTACCCAGGCTCTCCGCTATCCCGTCCCCGGCCTCGCTACCGAGTTCCTTGATCCGCGTCAGCAAGGGGTCGACCTCCTCCAGGGCTTGGCGGAATCCTAGCGCAAGCTCGGCCGCATAGGCCCGCGCCTCGTCCGTGTTCAGGGTCACCGCAAGCTCTTGAGCCTTCGCCGTCAGGGACTGCAACTGCGTCAGGGCTTGGGCCCGGACCCTCCCTACAGCTTTGAGCGTTTCTATTTCCGACTCCCCTCCAGCCCTAGAGGCCAGCGTGGTCAGTTCCTCACTGATCCTGGCCCGGTCCACCACGCGGGCGTACTCCTCTTGAGCACTCTTCAAAGACTCGACCCCCTCAAGCCGCGACCTGTACTGGTCTGCTATCCCAGCATCGCCCCCGATCTCCCGAATCAGCTTTTCGGCATCTGAGACCTGCTTGTCAATCCTGATCTTGGCCGCGCTGGCCGTATCCCCACCCAGCTCAAGTACGGTTGCTCGGAGCTGCTCGTAGCTGTCACGCAGGGAAAGAATTGAGGCCTGTTGACGCTGAGTAATCAGGATCTCATCCCGCCCAGCCGTCTCAACCAGCGCCGCCCGTTTTTCCAGAGCCTCCCGGACCTGGCTTTCCAGGCCTAGGCGATCGGGTCCCGAGGACTTGCGCGCAGCGAGGCGTTGAACCTCGATCTCTTTGTTCAGGGAACTGATGGTGTCTTGGAGGGCGGCGTCTCGGATTCTTTTTTGCTCTTGGAAAAACTGGGATTGACTTACGAGCCCGGCATCGTATGATCCCTCAAGGTAGGAGTTCGCAAAGTCGTAGGCGTCCTTCTGTCGGCCAGCGAAGGCCCGGATAGCTTTTATCTGATCATCTAAGATCCGCTTAGCCTCGGCGGCGGCCCTAGACTGAGCCCCCGTATCACCTACAACCGGCGCCCGGCGTTTGGGCTTGGGTTTGGCCGGCCCAGTAAGACCGAGACGCCGGGACTCTGCTGCGCTCTGATCATCCGGGCTGGAAACTCCGATCCCTCGAATCCGGCGCTCCAGTTTGTCGATCTCCGCGCGCGCCCGCACGGCATCTTCCTTGACGGCGTCCCCGATGGCGCTAAATCCTTTGAAGTCCAGGCTAATCAGCGCAACGAACTGGGCGGCAAGGCCCCCGATCTCAGTACCGACAGCCTTGAATACGTAAACAACGTTGGCTCCCAAAATAAGGACTGTTTCAAAAAAGGTCCGAATGCCGGCGCCGATGTCAAGGAAAAGGCTTCCCTTCTCCCTGGCCTCAAGGAGACCGTCTGCCATGCCCTGAAGCATGGGGAGCAGGGCGTCAGCGATAGCATACCCCAGCGAGCCGAGCACCAGTTCAATCCGAGTGATGGTGTCGTTGAAGACCACCGATTTGGCGGCGACCTCCTCCGTCACGCCGCCGTACTGTTTGAAGAAGTCGATGTTTTCCTTCAGCGCTTTGCTTCCGTCCAAGAGCAAGGGGATCAGCTGCTCTCCTGACTTCCCGAACACCTCCATCGCAAGGGCCCCGCGCTCCGGGCTATCCTCGAACTCCGAAAACCGGTCAGCAAGCTGGAGCAGTATGTCCTGGGAGTTCCCTATTTTGGGATCGATCTGGAGCGCCGAAAAAATATTGTTCGCTTCCCGGTTCCCTGCTCGGGCCTCGGCAATCTTACGGTTAAGTTTTCCGATCCCCGCAGAAACCTGCTCCAAGTTGGAACCAGCAAGATCGGCCGCGTATCCGATTCCTCCAAGCTCCCGAACCGAGACTCCGGACTTCTGCGAGAACTTGGCCAGGGCGTCCGCTGCATTGATGGCGTTGCGAACGATGGCAACCAACCCCACAGCGATCGCCGCGGCAGCCAGGCCTAGAGCCCTTCCCGCGGTCGCTGCGGCCCTCTGGGCGTCCATCTGACGGAAGGCCGCGTCGGCAGCTTTGAGTTGAGCTGCGGTCGCGCCTTTCTGGCTGAGTTCAAACAGCTTCGCTTCCTTGGCGGACATACCAAACATCTTGGCCTGCTTTTGAAGCCCGGCCACCTGCTTGTCGATAGCGCTCTGGTTCCGTTTTTGGCCGGCCGCAAATTTTTGGGCTTCCCGATCCGCCTTGCTCAACCCCTGGGTGAACTCGGCAGCATCAAGCCCCATCTTGACACTAAGGGCTCCTACTCCAGTTGTCATGCTTTTCCTACTTTCTATTCCTGGGGTTGAAATTGAAAAAAGTCGCTTCTTCTTCCGCCGTAGGCTCGGCATCAGGACCGGAGGTTGTGGTCTGGCGGTCGAACAGGAAGTCCCCTAGCTTGACTCCGTTCCCCCCACCCATCACCTCCACTAGAACCATGCATATCTGGGCTAGATAGGCTTCCATCCTCCGGGTGGGGAGCATCCGTTTTTCGGAGTACTCAATCCACCGATCTAACTCGATCTCCCCCATGGTCCGCGTCAGGACTTCTACCGACATTCCCAGCTCAAGGGCCAAGTCGTGTAGGAACTCCCGACGCGGCGTCAGTTTCCCTCGTCGTCCGTCCCTGGCTCTTTCCCAGCTGCAACCACTTTTTGGAGGATGCTCCAGGGCTGCGCAGCCAAGAAGTCCAGATCGGCCGGGTTACCGGGATCGAACAGGCGATTGCCCTCAGAATCGCAAAGAAGCCGAGCAGCGCCACGTGCGATATTTCTCGGTCTGTCGTCCTTGGTTGCCCCCTCCGGAGCCTTTTGTTCGATCTCGGCGTCCACCTCGCCCACCGTGGGTTGCCGGATGAACACCTCCCCCCACTCGGGAACATCTGGGACAGAGATGATCTGAGAACTGACCGCCCCAGTAACTGCCATCCGGGCAAGGATTTCTGCTTTAGTTGACATGGTGGGTATCAGACGTAATCGTAGGGCGAGCCGGTGTTGCGGATGGTGAGGGAGCCGGTCCACATGCCATTGACGGCAGCCTGCTCGCTGGTCTGCTGAATGAACCCAAGCAGAACCCGAGCACCGCCACTCTTGGGTAGGATGACCCGCACCGCCAGCTTGTCGCCGCTTTTCTCGAAGTCAGCGATCGCCAGCTGGATTGCAGTCTGCGGGGCGAAGTTGAAATCTATCTGCGTGGTTCCAAAGTCCGGAAGCCCGAGTTCGAACTCGGCCCCGGTTGAGCAGGCCGAGGTCGCCTCGATCTCCGGTTTGCTGCCCCCCTGGCGGTTGTACCCGGTCAGCTCGCAGAAGTTGGAGAAGGTCGCCGGATCTGATCGGCCTCCTGAGATGTAGGTCGTGGACCCACTGGAGTCGGTGTCGATCAGCTTGTAGCTGTTGGCGTTGACGACTTCAATCATGTAGATTTCGTCGTTGAGTTCCACCATGCCGACCACATCTCTGATCTTGACGACAGACCCAGTAGTAAGACCGTGAGCGGTCTGAGTCACAACGGCCGGGTTGGCCTTGGTCACCCCAGTGATGACGCCCGAGGGAGACTCGGCATCGAAGCCGGTAATGATTCCAAAGGTCGAACCTTGGAACTTGAATCGTTTTCCACCTGCCATGATATTGCCCCTTTCAAGAAGCGTGATGCCGGGAGTCGGCGGTTAAGAAATCAATTGACACTTTGCTGAAACAAATAAGTCACCCTGGCTCGGTGAGTCCGGGTCTCACCATCAAAAGTTTCAAATCCTCCGGGCTGCCGAATGCATGGTGGGTCAACCACCAGCTGGAGGGCCGTAATAACGCTTGCTTTGACCAGCCGCATGTCGGTCCAAGACTCGGCTACTATGTCCAGGTTCACTGTCAGGTCGTCTTCGTCCTCGTCCGAACTCCCGCACGCATTAGGGAAATTATCGCCCGAAACGAGGCTGTAGCGAATAGCAGGCCAAACTGGGACGATCGGGCTCTGGGGAAAGGTGTTAGGATAAACCCGGTCGGACACCAAAGATCGGAGAGCCGTAAAAATGGTTTCTGGAACGTTCATACTTTCCCCTTTTTCAGCTTCCTGGCTTCCCGGGTGATACCAGCATTCAAGGTCTTGACCATGGCCTGTAGGGCCCGGTCCCGGCTCTGTGCGAAGGCTGGAGTCATGAAGGGCTGGGCTGCCATCTTCACAGTCCCAAACTCGTTAAACGAGGCGATCCGCCCAATGTATCCGTTTTTCTTGTTGCTCCGGATACGGACGATGTGCTCACTCGTCATGTCCGGGTCCTTGATCCGGACCACCTGAACATTGCGGGCGATCTCTCCAGGCTGATACACTACCCCTTCGATCTCAAACGGGGCGTCGGCCAAGGTGGGTTGCTGGGCGGCTTTCTCCACTACGGCCCCCTTGACTACCTGGGCACCGGCGTTGGTCGTTGACCTCGCAATTCTTTTTTGGACAGCAGTCCCCAGTTGGGCCAGGTTGGCCCCGAGCTGGCGGAGCCCCTCGACCCGGTAGGTCCCTCTGGATGTAACCATTATTGGCCCCTGTTGACCCCGACCACGCAATTGAACTGGATTTCGTGGTTCTGGGTTTTCACGTTGACCGGGTCCCCGATGATGCTATAAATAAGATCGCGGTAACGGCCGACGAGCCGGAGTCGATAGGTGGAGTCAATAGCAGCGGAGGCCAGTGACCATCGGGCCACGATCAGGACATGAACCCCGGCAAGGATCTGATCGGTCCCGTTTCCCTCGAATCCCTTTACTGGCTCAACCCCGGAGTTGAGCAGCATGTGAAAGGCCCACGAGGTGTCCATCTGACCGGCGCTTCCTTGGACGCGGACCGGCTTCTCTACTATGAGCCGGGTGTTAAGCCTCCCGGACCTCATGCCATCCCCCGATCCACTTTGTAGTTCCGCATCAGCCGCTCGGCCCCTAGCGGGATATGCTCCAGCTTGACCATGCTCACATCCCCCCGGTTCTCGAACCAATGCTCAATCATCAGCAGCATCGCCTGCTTTATGCTTTTTGGAAGTTCTGGCATTGGTGGGGAATCATTGGCGGACCCATAACCTGCCAGGTACCGGATGCGTACCGCGTTTGAGGAGGCTGTGAGCGCTGGCCAGGACGTCGACCCCTGAGCCGGGATCAGCACGGTTTCTCGCTCCGATACTTCTTGGGTCTGGTAATCAGTGATCTGCTGATCGACGCCCGAACCATCTGTGTAGGTGAGGCTGATCAATTCAACCACTGGGCCTTTGAGCGGAATGCCGAGCTGGTCGCCGGATGGGTACCATCGATGGGATATGGTCGGACACGGGAAGGTAGAAAGCCGCTGCTCAAGGACTCGTTCTTTCAGGCACAGCCCAGTGAATTTTTCGGCATGCTCTCTCGCCGTAACAAGAAGCCCAGCAATCAAAGCGTCCTCGTAGTAAACGACTGGGCTATCCAAGATGTCCAGTCTAAGCTGACGATAGCAATCGACCAGCGAGACCGGCTCAGTCGATACCTCGGAGATGATTTTAGGTTCGTTCATTTGGAAGTTCCGGTGATTCTACTACTTGAGGCTAGGGCGGCTTTCCATTCTCCGGCCATGGGGGCGTCCTTGTAATGATCCAGGCCCGGAACCCCAGCCGTCCAGTGCAGGAGTCGCGCATCCGGGTTTTCGCCGAATTCATCCACCAACCAGTTCCAAGATTCCGGGATATCGCCGATGTACCTATCCCTGATAAATTGGAACTGGAGAAGTTCCAAAGGCTTGAAGTCAGCCAGAGAGGTCGGGGTTATGGACCGCCAGGAAAAGTGTGCGCAATTTATGATCATCACGCTTGCCCACTGTTTCCTGTCGTAGTCCTGATTCTGAGTTTCGAGAGTGGTTCCGATGAACTTGACCGGGTGCCGCGTCTTGTACTGCAGCTTGACCACTTGCACGGCCATGAACGGGTTGAACAGGGAAGCAAGTTCCTTCAAGTCACCACGAACCAGCATGTCGGAACCATCGACGAAGATGGCCATGCCCTGATACCCGGTTATCCATGGGACCAGAAACCGACTAAGGGTGAATGAGTTGCTGCCCTCCGGAATCACGCCGTCAAATGAATCGGTGATCCTCCGGGTGATCGGACAAAGCCCAACCGGAACCGATGAGTGATCGAGAACGGATTTGACGAAAGCAGAAGTCCCGGCCTCCACTCTGGACTCGTGGCCGAAAAACAGGGGCAGAACATATCTAGCCACTTTGAGTTCCTTTTTTCGCCACCATCCGCATGTCCCTCATGGAGGCCCCAGCGGCATGCCACTCTGGCTGCTCCTCCTCGATATCGACGAACCCGGCGCGCTCCAGAACCTTGCGCAGGCTTGCGGGATGGTATCCCCACCGGTGGAGCATGTGGGAGTCCTGGGGGCGGTTGTCGCCGTAGAGTCCCCACATCCCGTACTGATCCGGGTGCTTCCCAGCAAGGGTGAATCCTGTGAGGAGGTTTCTGGCGCACTTGATGATGTCCGGGCATTCGACCACAATCTTGCCGCCAGGCCGCAGAATACGGAACCATTCTGCTAAGGCTTTTTCAGCCTCCCATGGTTCGATATGCTCGATCCCATGGATGCACATAAGCTCATCGGCTGAGTTGCTAGGTAGTGGGATCTCACGCATGTCAGCCAAGATCTGGGGCGGACCCTTAGCCTTCGGGTGATTGCTCACCACCACATCCACATTGATCCATCCCGGTAGGACGTGCCTACCGGAGCAGACGTTTACTTTGATTGCAGACTGACCCTTATCCATTGCCAAGCCTCCCATGCTTCGTTGTGTCCCCAGTTCCACCAACCCAGTCGGCGCAGAAACTCGGTGCGTTCTTCCACTGTTGGGTTCGGGTTTCCCTCGTACAGGGTCCGCGCCGCCCCGTCATCCGTCTCAACCGGAATTCCCTGCCGGCAGGCATCCACCGCCACGTTGGAATGCCGGCACACCACCAGCGAGCATCCCACTAGAGCCTCCTCTATCGGCACCCCTCCCGAGCAGAGCTGCGTTCCTGGGAGTCGACTAACGTCCCTTCCCTTGGGTCTCCACAGGATCGTCCGACCCGGGTAACGCCTTCTCAGCTCGGCCAGCTTGGCCTTCTCCCACTGTAGGTAGGAAAGGCCGTACAGGGCTGTGCTTTTTAGCCCCAGACCCACAAGCATGATAGGACCATTTGCCAGATCCGCCGTGTTCGTGCACGGGATGCGAAACCGGCTCCTGTTCGGACAACTCCCCAGCTGCTGATCCGTCGGATGTAGTGAGTCAATGGAGAGCCGCAGATGGTCATCACGTTCCCAGTACCCCAGGTCCCAGATTACTACCCTCCCACCACGCTTGAGGTGGGCCCTTCGAGCCTCGGTTCTGGAGGCCAGGCCAGCCCCATACATCATCAGGTTAGGGTACTTCCCGGTGTACCCCTTCGAGGCGACGGCAAACTCCGAACCAGCCTTCAGCAGGGCGTCCAGATGGTGATGTCCCCGCTTGGCCATCTTGGCATCGTTAATTAAAATTTCAAAATCTATGGGCATTTTTATTTCCACAGGATCGACCGGACCCACTCCCGGTATTGAGTGGAGATGGTAGGAAGGTCCAACCGGGCATCCAAGAACCCCCGCTGTATGATCCGTCTCCGGACTGGTGATTCCAAATCCGACAGCGCCTCAAGTAGCTCCACCTCATTGGTGGCCCAACGCTCATGTCCCGAGGCCGTCTCTCGGTACCCGGCCTCGGGACTCAAGATGGCCGGTGTTCCCGAGGCGTGAGCATTTGCCAGCTTGACGTTTGATTTCCAGTGAGCCGGAGCGTATCCGCTCTGGGCTCTAAGCCCCACGACCACGTCGAGGTCTGCTAAATCTACCGCTTGGTTGATCCACTGAATACCCTTTCTCGAACAGTACCTCCGGAGCCGGTCGTCCCAGTGACCAAGATAATTCGAGCCGCCCTGATACCCAATTTTAACGATGCTAGGTCTAATCGGGTTCAGGGGCATGCCTGCCATGGGGTGGTGCGGTAACCAGAGAGTTGGGATTCCAAATCTGTGGAAGTCCAGCTCCATCTGCCGCGTGGCTGCGACGATGCCTACAGGTTTCCACAAATCCATCTGGCCAGCGGCCCACGCCATGCAGGTGGTCCGGTCCCAGTCGTTGCCGTGAGGTTGGGGCCAGGCATCCACGACGTCCCAGATTACCGGGACCCCTTCCCGGCGAAGGGCCAGAACTTGGGCAAGATCGGGTCGCTTGATAACCACGGCCGCATCAAAACCTCGGAACTCTTTTGCTTCCCGCAGAACCCGGGCTCCGAAAGCCGAGCCGAGCTGCTCCCCTCTGATTTTCCAGCTACCCGATGTGCCCCGACCGGTGAATAAGATGTTCACGTCCGAACTCCAAACCCAAATATCTCAGTTCTCAAAAAAGACCGGGTGCCATCGGCGTCAATTTTACCCAGGCTTCCGAACGCCTCCGTGAGCTTGTGGGGACTTGCGTACACCAGCGAACTCCACCGGACTGATGGGAACAGAGACCGGACCCCAGAGGCCGTGAACCGGAAGTAGTCGTCAGGATATCCATGCACCCGCCAGACAAAGGGGACTGAAAGATGGAGGGTAGCTGCTGGGAACATCAGCAGCTCTAAGTTTCTGGCGATCAACCAAGGTCGCGGGGAATGTTCCAACACCGAGATGCACTCGACGTGATCGAAAAACCCGAGGGCTTGCGTCTGCTGGTAATCCTCCAAGTTGGCCACGATGTCAACTCCGGGACCGTCACTAAAGTCAACCCCTACTGCATACTCAAAGGCCGCAGTTCTATCCTCCCGGCCTGGGTAGACCTTGGACCCCGCAATCAAGGTCCGACCCGACCGAGGTTTCACAAACCGCGAAACAAAGTCGTTATGAGCCGAGTAGGTGGCTGAAGGCTTTGCCATTTTCGATTTCCTCTATTGTCCAGATAGTCCAAGCCAAACGGCGGAACATTCCCAGTCGATCCGCGTCGACCCGTTTAGGGAGGCCCGGCCACTCCGACAGGGGCCGCCCGGCCCCGGCCCCTACCCACTGCGGGAACCCGTACCAAACGGGGACCCCTTCCAGCAAAGCAGTCAAGGCCGCAGAGCTGTTCCAGGTGACCACCTGCTGAACCTTCTCCAGATCATCGGTTAACGCGACCCTGGGGGGTTCTTTCCCTGGGTGTGGACGTATCCTCCCACCAATGCTCCTTTGAACGCGCTCCGCCCACCCTGATGGCGCAGCGATCCCTTTTTCACCGATCCCCCGCTGCCCGAATATCAAGGTCTCGGTTCCACCGACCCTCCACGGGGCCAGATCCACCTGCCAGGAGTCCCAACGGGCCGGCCCCCCGTTTTGCCAGTCACCCGCTCCGGCGTGATGCCCGAGCGCCAGACTAAACCACTCCTGACCCCTCCAATGTTTACCCAGGTATCCATTTTCAGCTACCAGCACCGTCCCGCCCTTGGACTCCCAGAACTGGGCCTGCTCGTCATAGCCAGTGTACCGGTTCCAGATGAGTAGCACGTCTCCAGGCTCCGGTACTGACAGGTCATCAGTCGGGGAAAATCCCGCGGTGGCCAGGCCCCTTGAAAACCTTTCCCTGCGGTAGTGCAGACTCTGACGTAGCCGGTTGACTGCTTTGCGCATTTTCATTCACTTCTAGTACAGATTCCAAGCGGCGCTGCCTGACCATGGGTAGCGGCCCTCTCCATCTCCAAATGCTCGAGCAAGTTCCCCATCGGGAACGCCGTGATCCGGCTACCTGGGGTGCAATTGATGACCTCTATACCAAGACCTTTCAGGGCGGCCCCGAGTTGATTGAAGCGGTCAATCCAGACCGGGTACCTTTCCTGTGGGGTTGTCCGCAGGGGACTTTGATGCTCGGGGTGCCAGTGCTGGCCCCCCATGTCAAACCCACAAAGTAGGATCTTGGAAGCCCCAGTGTGGGCCGCGAGATGCACGGCTTGGTACCCACTATTTCCACCGGTGCGCAAGGCCCCTGGGTCTTTATCAAACCCAACGGTTCCCGAGTTCCGGAGCTGCAGGACCCCTTTGACCCGACCCACAGAGACCTTTAGACCGGCGAAAGCAAGACTGTCCGGGTTTGTACTCCACCACTCCTCGTCGGCCGCATAGAGACAGCTCGCGTTTGGCATCAAGCGGAAAGTGGAGTTGACAACGATTGACTGGACTCCACAGGCTCCAACGGCCTCGGCAACCTGCGGGCTCATGCTGGGACCGCTGGCAAGCACCGCCACGGTCTGACCAACCCACATCTGCGGAACGGTCCAGAGTTTCACCTCAGTACCTCCGCCCGTCCTGGGTCATCTGGGTTAGATCCTTGCCGGCCCGGCCCTCGGCTCCGCGGTCCCCTTTGTCCCCTTTGTGCCCGTCGCGGCCATCGCGCCCACGTTTGGCCACCAGCTTCCAGCAATCCGAGACGCCTGGCTTCTCTGCTGTCTCGGAGGAGCAGTGCCAGAGACTCCCGTCCCAGGTGACAGTGTCCCCGGACTCAAAGGTGGATTCCTTCCAAATCCCGCGGTAGACCATCGCAGGGATACGGACCGGAATGCTCAAGATGTCGCCCTCCGAGGTCTTGATGTTGATGTCGAAATTCCGGAGCTGCTCGGTAACCTCAACCTCGATGCCAGCAATCCCGGCTACGATGCAGTTCCACCCATCGATTCCCGCTGTTGCGCTGCGCGATACCCAAAGGCCACCAAGATGTTTGGCCCAGGTTCCGCGCTGGTATTTCCTGCTCAAGTCAATGGCCGGAAGGACGTCGATCGCAAAGGCATCCCGGCCCGGTTCCCCGTCGGGGCCATCGCGGCCGGCCTTACCGTCGGTCCCTGGGGCTCCATCCTTGCCATTGATCCCTGGGGCTCCATCCTTGCCGCTGACTCCGGGATTACCTTGAATCCCTGGGGCTCCATCCTTGCCGCTGATTCCGGATTCTCCCTGCAATCCTGGGGCTCCATCCTTACCGTCGGTACCTGGGGCTCCATCCTTGCCCCATGCGCCTGCCGCTCCATCCTTACCGTCGGTCCCTGGGGCTCCATCCTTGCCATTGATCCCTGGGGCTCCCTGCAATCCTGGCTCTCCGGGAATTCCATCCTTGCCATTGATCCCGTCGGCTCCATCCTTGCCGCTGACTCCGGATTCTCCCTGCAATCCTGGCTCTCCGGATATTCCATCCTTGCCGCTGATTCCGTCAGCTCCATCCTTACCAGCGGGTCCAACCTCCCCGTTCTTTCCGGCCGGCCCCGGCTCACCAGTTACCCCGGGTTCTCCCTGCGGACCCTGAGTTCCCTCTTGCCCTGGGGACCCGGCCTGTCCCGGATCACCAGCGTCCCCTTTTGGGCCGGGCGTGAGAGCGAGCACTTCGACCTGCTCCAGTTTAGACCTTAGGGGCTTCAGTTCCTCCCCCACGTATTGCTTGATCGCGGTCAGAACTCGGTTGACAAATTTGGTAGTAGTTTCACTCATAGCGGTTGCCTTTAGTGCTGGTTAATCATCGCCAGGAAGCTAATAATAATGGCCATTATCTGGGCTTCCTGTTCTCTCCTACTAACCCGGTTCAATTTGAACCGACGCGGCCTGCTGACTCCGGATTCCAAGCTGGGAGTTGGTGGGGTCGGCGCAACGGACTGATCCTTTCCACCAAAATTTCCCGTTCGCCTGACCCCGTACCCACCCAGGCCGAGCCGGGTAATCTTCCCTACCGGGTGGACGCCAACGATGATCCCTTTGCCAGAGAAAGGACCAGAGCCCTCTCCGTACCCACCTAGCCCGAGCCGGGTGGGCATATCAAGTTATCGTAAAGGTGTCCGTCACGGCTGGGGCCTGGGTCAGAGCCGTGACGGTGATCACTGGAAGGCTGGCTGCCGTGACCCCGGTGATATCAGTCGCTTGCCCGCGCAGGCCGGCCGTCGTTGTGTCTTTGTCGAAGATCAGGATACGACCCTTGAACTGATCGGAATCGCCACCTACGGGGCTCAAAGCCGAAGTTACGATGCTCGTCGTATTTGATCCAGTGTCCACGGTTCCGGTCACTATCGCCAGGGTGGTTCGTTCGAGCCGGTCCGCTGACTCGGTGCTCCCACTGATAGCGAGGACGTCTGACTTCATGTTTCCAGCCCCGGTCAGGGCCGCAGGGACCCGGCCCTGAAGATCGGAGACCCCCGAGAGCAAGGTTCCGATCTCCGTGTCGATATACCCAACAGCGACGGCCAGATTGGTGGCCGAGGCGACGGCCGTGAGTCCGGCTCCTGCTGCTCCGATCTCTGCGGTGTCTACCAAGATGGAGTCAACAACCCCATCAACCACTGCGATGTCAGCCAGGACCCCGGACAATTGGGTGTCCAAATTAGCCGAGGCCAATCCGATAGCTGTACGAACTCCTGCGGCATCCAAGCCTCCGCCCCCTGATCCTGTCGGAGCGAGTTCCAGGGAGTCGGAAGTAAACTGGTACTCACCTGGGGAACCGGCTGCTGGAATTAGAGTCGTATCGAGTTTGATGGTCGTAGCTAAGATAGCGGAAACCTCGGTATCCACGTAGTCGTCCAGGGCGTCCAGAGTCGTCTGCGAGGCCCGGCTGCTGACCGTGGCATTGAGGTTGTCACCGATGATCTTGCCCGCCGTACCAGACCCGTAGGCTCCCGGAAGCGCCGTGATCCAGGGGTCCCCAGAGGCTCCTGCCGCTGAAAGAGCTTCGCCAGTAGATCCTACTCCCGCATGGCCGCTGAGCAGCTCATCCCACACTTGGTCTGCTATCTCTGCGCTGGCGTCAGCCGCCATGCTCGCGGCTGTGATGACGTTGGCTGCCAGAGCCCCGGCGCTGGCATCAATGCGCCCGCCGACCAGAGCCGCAGGGAGTCGGGATTGGAGGTCTCCGATCTCAGTGTCGATGTATCCTGCCACGGTTGCGAGGTTGGCCGCCGATGCCAGGGTGGTGAGCCCTGAACCAGTCGCGCCTATCCTTGCGAAGCTGTCGCCGGTCTGAGGGGTGTGGCCAGTCAGAGAACCAACCGAACCAACAACGTTGCCTCCGACATTCCCGGTCACCGATCCCACCGCGCCTGTAACGGACCCGACCGCGCCCGACACGGCGGCGGTGGTGAGGCCAGTGCCGAGAGTCACACCATTCATCACTGACTTGCCAACGCTGAGCGCGACCGTAAAGTCAGCAGCAACCGTGTTCCGCCAAACACCCGCCGACACGTCTGCGGCCGTGAGTTGATTGGTCACCGTCGAGACCGTGGGGATCACAGCGCCCGTATGAGTGACCCCCGACAGGACGATCCCGGTGGCGGCTGTGATGTTGGTCGGCGATGCGATGGAACTCGGGAAGGTCACGCCCGCCCCAGCCGTGACGGACTGCGTCTTGATCGTGTTGACGTCGACCTGTTGAGATGTTGCTATGGTGGTGGCAGTGAAGTCATGAGTGGTGGTCTTGTTCAGGACTTGCCCCCAGTCCAGGCCTGCATGCCCAGCCACATCACTCCTGCTCGTGACTACGGTCTGCGAGACCGGAAGGCATCCCGTCTTGTAGGCCACGACGGCGAATGCGGCGTGATTCGTTTCTGCTTGCGTTGGGGCGTAATAAACAATATTCGACGACGCCCCGTAGCTCACAGTTCCGCCGCCTGCGGTCTCTGATCCACCTTCGGCTCGGACCACCACAGAGACTCCGGCCGACTGCACAGCACCGTCTGAAATTTGGATCACGGCCCCGATGGCGATGCGGGGTGGTGTTGCGGAATTACGTGGAAACATTGCACTCACTCCTGCGCCGATGGCGCTTGACCTCTGAGAGGCCCATACAGATTTAGAAACCCCACCGACAGCAACAGCAATAACCTGCGCCCACCCCGTAGGCGTTACCCGACTCGATGTTGTGGCGTCGTCGCCCTGTTGCCAGCCGTTTGGGGTGACTCGGCTTGTCGTAGCCATGCGTTACACCCTGATCTGAGGATCGGCGTAGACAGTGCTCGACGGCTTGCCGACGACAAACCGCATGCTGATGGGCCCAACTTCCGCAGGCGTGATCGTCGCGTTCAGGCCGAGTTTGCCAGACCATGCAACGAGTGAGTCCTCACCGGTCCACGACCCAAGACCCGCGCCTGCGGCTTGATTTGCCGGCGTCCCGAGAAGCGTCATACGGTCAGAGTACGGCGTCCCCTGCGTGCTTGCGTTGGTAACTTTTGCCAACACCTCGCACCACACTTCATCGTCTTTATACGCCGTTGCTGACAAGTCCCGCAGAAACTCCGCGTAGGGCGTGATCGCGGTCAGGGTCGTGTTGTAGTAGCTAATCCACGGGGTTGTGAACGGCGTGTAGTACGAGCAGTTTGCCGTTGTTTGAATCTTCCAACTTTGCGCAGCAGCGCCAGCCGTGAAGAAAATACTAGTGTCAGATACGACAGATCCAAGTGCATTTTGATACCCAAACAGGCCGTGGGTATCGCCGCTTGAGCAGTCAAGCACGAATACTTCAGCGCTGGAAAAATTCAGGTGAGTTTGCGTGGCAAGCATCACGTAACCAGACCCGAGCCGGCATCGCTCAAATGTTGCAGTACCAGCTATTGTTGTCGCGTTACTAACTAAGGTATTAGCGGCTAGGTGCGATAGATCGCCACCGGACCAGAGGAAGCTACCGCCGCCAGGGTCGCCAACATTAAACTTTACCAACCCTGATGGCGATGAACCGTCCGAACTTAATGACCCGCCGATAAATTCAACTCTGCCCCCACACAGCAGCGATTGACTGACGCTCCCAAAACGTACCGTGCAGTTCGTTGCGTTGACGAATACTTGAGAGTCGTTAGAACCTATTGCGATGCCTGTATTGGCGTTTGTATTGCCGTGCCAAAAATAGCAGGACTCGTAAACCACATGCATGCCATCCGATTGGGCAAGGGTGATTGAATCACCAGTAGCCCCGGCAGTGCGGAGTGTTATTCCGTAAAAAAACAGCTTCCGGTTTGCGCCTCCAATTGAGACGCCCCGATTCGTCGTGCTGTTGCCAATCCACGCGCTCACGCCCATCGTCGCAAGTGCGTCGGAGGGGTCTTTGTCAACGCAGATCACAACCCCTTCCCCCACCAACGCGTAGGTAGTGTCTACCTCAAGCTCCTCCGTGTGACCTACGTGAACCTTAATAATGAC